CAACTAATGGAAACATCACTAACCCATATGCCCGCCTATTCTGGTGCGGGTATCACAACAATAAGAGAAGAGACGAAAATGGATCCAGAAGAGACCACCGAAGAGACCACCGTGGTCTCGGAGGATAAGGAAGCACGCGAGGCTATCGCGCAGGTTCGCGAAAGTGTCGCCAAAATTGAGGCCCGGGCGTTCACATCCGAGCCGGTTCACCCGCTGGCGCAGTACCGCAGTTTTGGGGAATACTCGAAAGCGGTCTTAGCCGGCGAAGTTGAGTCGCGGGCCCTCGTAGATCAGATCACAACCAACAACCCGGGAGTATTGCCCCCGAATTGGGTTCTCCAGGTAAAAAACATTGTCGACCTTGGGCGCCCAGCGATCACCGCAATTGGTACCGAATCCGCTGGGACTAGCGGAATGGAATTTTCATGGCCTTACTTTGATGGGGATTTGGCGGCAATTGTTGAGGCGCAAGCCACCGAAAAAACGGAAGTCAACAGTGTCCAAATTGACATCCTTAAAGGCACCGCGACGCTCGACACCTACGCGGCAGGGTCGGACATTTCATTCCAGTTACTGCAAAGGTCTAACCCGTCATACCTTGACGCACACAACCGCATCATGGCGAACTCGTACTCTTTTATTACAAACAAGAAGTTTGCGGATGATCTTGATGCCCGCGTATGCGCCGGGTCGGATCTAACTTACAACTTTGCGGCCGACACCGACGGTCTCGCCTTCCGCGAAGTCGTATTCGAGGCGTCCGTCGTTTGCGAAACCGAAACCGGTCTACCCGCTAGCGTCGTGCTAGTCGGCTCGGACGTGTTTATCAAGTTCGGCGGCTGGTCGTCATTTAACCCGGCCACCTATTCCGTACAAAACGTTTCGGGTATCGCTACCGCCAGTAGCCTCGCCGTGAACGTGTCCGGCTTGCCGGTTGTCCACGTTCGCACTCTCCCGGCTACTCGGGCAATTGTGACGAACACGACGACCGCGTCATGGATCGAGGACGGCCCAAGACTGGCAACTGCCGACAACGTCTCCCAATTGGGCCGCGATGTCGCTATTTACGGCTACGGCGTCACCGCGATCTACAACCCATGCGGAATCGTTCGGATTTAATCCGGTTAGGTTAGGGGATTTCTGATGGCACTAGTGACAGGTCAAAATGTGGCTAACGCGCTGCAATTGACCTACGCGGATGACACGGCAGGGTTTACCCAAGCCGCGGCAGCTGCGCAACTAACCGTCGGGAATCTCCTAACCGCGGCCGCGCTAGCGGCCGAAAACGCGGCGTGTAAAGAAGCGGCTTTGCAGGTCGGGATAGAGATTTACCAGGCGCGTACGTCGGTAGGTGGCGGCGCCGTTTCGGTCGATTTTACGCCCGGCCCCTACCGGTTAAGTGTGTGGCTAGTTAGGCGCGTCTACGCCTTGATAATGCCGTACATGGCACCCGGCGGGATGGTCGGATAATGCCGACGGCCCTCGCGACGGACGCGAGAGACGAACTAGCGACCCTGCTTGCCACGGTCACCGGGTACAAAGTTCACAAGGTGGCACCGAACGCACCTATCCCACCGTGTCTTGTGATCGTGCCGGACACGCCGTGGATTGTTCCGGAACGAATCGGGACAGTGCTCAATTACCGGTTGAGGCTTAAAGTTTTGGTGGTCGTGGACTCCCGGAATAACGCGGCCGCACTGGTCAAAATGGAGAACGCGGTCGAGGCGGTCGCCGTCGCAATCGGTGACACGTTCATTATTGACCAAATTTCACCCCCGCAAATCACCGACACCGGGTCGTCGGCGGTCCTAGTTTCGGAAGTCTCGACGACCTCTCACATAATCGACGCATAACTATTTAAGGAGAAAATCATGGCAGTAGTCGCAGTCGCCGGGTACACCTTCACGGTGTCACTCGCAGCGGGTAACGTTTCGGACCAAATCCAAGACGGCACCATAACCCAAACCGGGACAGTTGTCCGCACTAAAACGTTGGGCGGTGTCAACTTCACACAAACCGATTTCACGTCCGCGTGCGCATTGACATTCCTCTACGACGGGGACGCCGGTGTTTACAACACGATCTCGGACGCCGTCACCGGCCTAACCCACATCGCCGTAATCATCACCGGCTCATCGGGCACGTTCACCGGATACATGTTCCCGGAGTCCGTCGACATCACCTACGACTCCGCAGGGGTCGCTATGTGTAAGACCTCGATGGTCGGCACCTTGGTGCTTACGTAATGCTGCCCGTAATGGTCGTAGTCGTCGACGGGGCGCCACCCGTCGAATACCAGGCGACCGCTGCGGATATGTGGCTATGGGAGGACCTGTCCCAAAAGTCAATCGGGACCGGCGCCGAATACGGGCTAAGATTGACCCTTGCCTACATTGGGGTCACCGGTAAGGAACCTAAGAACCTTGCCGAAATCCGGACGTGGGCTAGGGAAAACAAAGTGCAGGTAGACGTAGGTAAAAGCGTGGACCCTACCGGGCCGGATCTTTCCGGCGACTAGTGGTCCGGCTCGCGGTCGCTCTCGGGCGACCAGTCGAGGAAGTCAAAAATTATGACCCGCAATTGTTCACAACACTAGTCGAGGAGGTGCTCACAAATGGCGACAACGAAAGCCCGCGGAATAGTTGACGTGCAAATCCCGGGTTTGCGTTCATTCCTCAGGGACCTCAACAAACTAGACAAAGAGGCAAAAAGCGAACTACGAAAAGCGTCCGTAGATATCGCCCGCCGGTACATGGTCCCCGCCTGGAGTATGGCCGCCCTCGAAGCTAAGGGCAATTGGGGCGACAAAATTATGAGATCCGTCAAAGCGAAATCCGACCGCATCCCGGTCGTCACTATTGGGGCGAACCGTTTGGGCGCGTACTCGCGGGGGGCGTCCGTCAACATGATTAAAACCCCGTCCGCGTTCGGTGTGAAAGCGAAAACACGGCGCAGTCAAAACGCCCGCGTAAACGCGGCCATTGTTGCGTTTGGTGACGGGACCGGGTGGATGAAAGGCGTAGGCGCGTCCTACAAAGAGCCCGCCATGCGTGAGTGGGGTCAAGCGGTCGACAAAGTTGTCGCAAATTGGCAAACCCGGCGGGAGGTTTACTAATGGCTATCGGCGGTGGCCGTACCCTAATGGTGTATTTGGCGGCAGACACGGCAAATTTTAAGCGCAACATGGATTCCGCAGAAAGGTCCGCCAAGGATTTCGGGTCATCAGCGGACCGTGTCGGGTCAGGTTTGGCTAACGTATTGGGGCCCGCGTTACTCGCGGCAGGTGTCGCGGCCGCAGCGATGGCCGCCAAATTCGCCGTTGACGGGGTTAAAGCGTTTGTGGAGGATGAGGCGGCTGCCGCGAAACTTGCCACAACCCTCGGGAACCTTGGATTTGCTGACGCCACCGCCGGGGTTGAGGGCATGATCGACGCGCAACAAAGGGCGACCGGTGTGGCCGACGACCAGCTGCGCCCCGCGTTTGATCGCCTGATCCGGTCGACACAAAGCATTGGGGAGGCCACCGACGCCCTAAAAATTGCCCAAGACATTAGCGCGGGTACCGGGAAAAGTTTAGAAAGTGTCGCCGCGGCCCTCGGGAAAGCGTACGACGGGAACACGGTCGGTTTAGGAAAACTTGGGATAGGTCTTGACGCCGCAACGTTGCGGGCCGGGAACATGAAAGAAATCATGGCGGCCCTCTCAACAACATTCGAGGGGCAAGCCGCAACCGCGGCCGGAACATACCAGGGGCAAATCAACCGGCTTGGGGTCGCATTCGATGAACTTAAAGAATCGTTTGGGCGCGGATTCCTAACCTCGCTAGGTGACGCCACGACCGGCACCAATGACCTAATGACCGCCATGAAAGACCTAGAACCCGTAGCGGAAAGCATAGGGAACGAACTAGCGCGGGCCGCCCTCGACGGGGTCGATTTCGGGCGCAGCATGCAAAACCTACTAACCCCCATAAACAATTTCGAGAACGCCTCAACCCGCGCATTTAACGAACTGTCGCGACAAACCCAAACCGGCATTTTTAACCTCGAAAGACTTAGGGACGCTTTTAACGGTGTTCTAGGTCAAGACCGAAGCGGGTTCGCTGGCGGCGCAGTCGGCGGCGGTCGAGGTGGCGCCGGTGGCGGATCCATGGGAGGCGACGCGACCGGCCGCCCAAACATTAGAGAAAACGACCCCACGGTCATTAGGGCTAACGCCGCGGCACATTGGGCGCAAGTCCTAGCCGACCTAAACCCGAAACTAGACGACAACACAACTTCATCCGCGGCATCCGCCCGGGCCAACGTGTCCATACGGGACGCAATGGCCGCGGCCGCCCAAAAAGTCACGGACCTATTCGCCCCCGCACTCGACCAGGCTAAAAACAATTTGGACGCCGTCACGAAAGCGTCAACCGAATACGCGGCGTCACTTGCCGGGGCGATCACCGGGACGGTGTCACTCGCGGCCGCCTGGTCAAGTGCCGAAGCGAAAGCGAAACCGGGAGAGGCTTTCGCCGCGGAAGCGTTGACAGCCTTCCAAAAGCAGATCGGGGACGCCACCGGTTTCGCGACCGCAATAGGGACCCTGGCGTCGGACCCGCAAGTGTCCCAAACCCTCATCGACCAGCTGGTCGCGGTCGGACAATCCCAAGGCCCAATTGCCGGCACAGTGTTAGCGAACGAAATAATATCGTCAGGTTTGGCCCCCGAACTTTCTAACCAATTGCAAGTCCTCGACGTGTTCGCGGGTAAAACTGGGGAGGAAGTGTCCAAAAAGTTTTACA